TAGATTGTTTAACATTTTTTAATTTTTCTGATGTTATTATACATTCTCTAAAATTACCTCTATTTGATAATTGATGCGTATTTGAATTCCAATCAGTATTTTGTCCCCATTTATTTTCTTCGTATAGTTTATCAACTACCGTTTGAAGATCTTGTTGCATACCTTCGTATTCACCGCCTTCTATTTGATGTGTATACAACGGAGTAGGAAATAAACTTATTATTTGACCTTCTACTGGAACTTCAAGATTAGGCTCTATCATTGTGGTCTATCCTTACTATCATTTGAGTTTTAGGAAAATACAAATAGTTAATTCCTGAATTATATAATGTACGCATAGCATCATCAATAGTTTCAACTAACGGCTCTCCACCTAAGTTAAAACTAGTATTAAATAATGCAGGTATTCCTGTTTGTGATTTAAACTCATTAATTAAATTATACCAATGTTCGTTTTGTTCTTTAGTAACAGTTTGTATTCTGCAAGTTCCGTCAACGTGTATTACAGCAGGTATCTTTTCTTCAACACCTGGCTGACAATTTACTGCATACATCATACTAGGTGATTCTTTCATACCGCGCAAATCAAACCATTCATGAACATCATCTTGTAATACTGATGCTGCAAATGGTCTAAAATATTCTCTTTTCTTAATTAAATTAACAAAATCTTTTCCGTCTGGGAATGTTGGGTCAAACATTAAACTTCTGTTACCTAATGCTCTAGGACCGTTTTCGCATCTTTCTTGAAATAATGCTACAATATTTTTTTCTCTAATAATGTTAATAACATCTTTATAGCTAATGTTATTTTCAACAACACCGCCGTACTTATTAGCACAGTTTGTAATTTCTTCCTCAGTAATATTTTGAATAGGACCTAAAAATAAGTTTTCATTTTTTTCTCTAACTCTATTATCTTTAGTAGTTTTATAGTAATGATAAAATGCTGCACCTATTGCTGTACCTGCATCTGTAGAAACAGGTTCAACATATAAATTTGTACCTTCTGGTAAATGTTTTAAATAGAAATAGTTAGCAACACAGTTTAATCCGTAACCTCCACTTACAACTACATTTTTATTTCCAGTTTTTTCAATTGCTTTTAATATTAAATCAAGTACTTTTTGTTGAGTTTCAGTTTGTACATTATATGCCATATTTCTGCGAGACTCTAACAATGTTAAATCTTCGCTTGCTAGTAATTCTTCAATTCGTGCTATTTCATCTTTATCTTCTTCAGATACTCCCATCCATAATTCGTGAGGATTATATTTTCTATCGTGTAACTCTGGATACAATGCTTCATTTACTATAGCACCGTTTGGATATGTTGGTAGTATAATATCTCTATTAGCACTAACATTATCAAATATTTTTGGTGCTTTATTAGGTTGCCCGTATGGAAACAATCCCATAGTCTTTCCAGCTTCAATACTATGCCAACCGCAATATTGAGTTACTGCTTCATATGCTTTGACAATACCTGCTTTGTCGTCAACTATTATTTCCATATTTCCGTCATTTAAATATTCAGTTGCCCAAGGACCATTGCCTCCAAAGTGTTTATATAACTCAGCAAAGTTATCAGGATAAGATGCATAGTATATACTTTCTACTTCCCACATTGTTTGTTGATCGTGTCGTTTAGCAAAAGTACCAGCGCCGTCAACAATAACAACGTTTGCTTCATCAAATCCTGATCTATAAAAGGAACAAGCAGCATGATTTCTGTGATGTTGATCCCAGTACTCAACAACTTGAGGATGGTTCCTACCTTGATTTGGATCAATTAATTTAAGTTTACGTGCTAAAGAAGTATACGGATCTTCAGCAGTATAATCTGTAAGATTTTCGTCAGCGTGTGTATGTGAAATAACTAGATAATCAATTTTGTCAGTATACTCTAATATTTTAATAATACTAGCAAACGGAGTACCGTCATATTTTTGTCTTGTTAATCTTTCTTCTTCAATTGAAAATACAATCTCACCATCTTTTAATAAACAAACACCTGCATTGTGTCCTCTAGCAATTCCTGCTATGTATCCTGTTTTATTCATACAGATTTAACTCCAACTGAACTTTTAATATCTTTAACAATCTGATTAATAGTTTTATCGTCAAGTTTCATTAAGTATTCATTATTTTTTTCAATTCTAATATCATAAGACATTCTAATAGGCGAGTACATTTTTTTGCCTTTTCCGTTATCAATAATTTTCATATGTTTATTATTAGGATATGAAGTATTTTCTGGATATGTACTTCCAATAACAACTGTACTAGGTTTTCCTAGTGCATATGCAAGATGTTGTCCTACTGAATCACATCCTAAAAAATAGTCTGATGAGTTAATAATAGATGCCCATTGCAACAAACTAATTTGTTCTGGAACAATAATCCCTATAGAATTCTGTAATGGAATTTTAATATCTCCCATCATAATAACAGCAAAATCTTTGCTTAACATCTCTATTATTTTTAATAAGTCTTCTACTTCAAATGACCTTCCACTTTCATCAATAATATATTGACCTTCAAGTTTAGCAGCCGATCCAAATGGCTGTATAACTATTGTTTTATCTTTCTTTGTATGTGCTTTTGCTTCTGTAATGAGATTATGTCCTGCTAGGTGATCTATCTTGCTGATAAAAAGATTGTATTCTTTCACAGGAGGAACTTCTTCTGGCGGCGTATCATAGTTAATTAACATGTCAAATGCTTGCACAAGATTTGCTCTTTGAGTAAAGTATGCATTAAGTCTATACGGCTCCGGTGATATTACTTCTCTGTCTTGTAATTTTTCAAAAAGATTTGGATGATCATGAGGATATACATTATGCATAATTGTTTTGTTTAACAAACATAATTCAAGCCATCCTTCAACAATAATCATTGCTGTTGGGTCAACATTTTTTATGTAATGTTCTAGAGCTGGAATAGCGCATAATACTCTACCGGCGCCACCGTTAATAAAGAAGGCTTTTTTCATTAATATTGTATCCTTTTATACTAAGTTTACAATATTTATTATGGCCTGATACTGTAGTCGTAAAAAAAGGCTTGTTGCCAAGCCTTTTTAAACTATTAAGTTTAGCTACAACCGTCTGGTAGTTGATCAAGTGCTGCTTGATCTTCTGCTGTTCTATCTTCAATCCTAATAATATGAACATCAGGATCATCAAAGTCTGGATCTCCTACTTGATCAGGTGGATGGGGGAATCTAATTAGGTGATTAGGAACTATTGCATAGTTTACCGGAATGTCACGTAATTTTTGTCTGTAATCAAGCCACTTCTGTTTCAGTTCAGCTGGCATATCTTCTGAAATTTTTCCGTCACTTTCTGATAATAGCTCGTTTCTTCTTTCTCTTATAAAATCGTCTGATTGTTCCTTAACATACTCTAAAAATTTAAGTGGTGCAGTATAATCCTCTACAATTGATATTTCGTCAAACACCATTATAATGTCAGTTGGATCACTAACAATAGTGTTTGGATCTTCTTCAGGGCCAATTGCTACTTCGTATTCTTTTGGAACCCAATGAGAATGAAGAATCATAATTTTAATATAGTCTTCGTCTGTTTCAGGAATAAATTCTACTCTTTCAATGTTAACAGCAAGTGCTTCAATTGGTGGTTCATCTTCTGGAGCCCATGTCTCCATAATCCTTCCTGTTTCATCATCAAGATATAAAATTAACTTTTCAGGTCCAATATATTCTTGGGTACTAGTTTTATTCAATTCTGATGACGTACCATATAATGTATCAGGAATGGGATATGTTAATATTTTTGGCATAATAATTTACTCCTTAACTATATGATACCTTGACTAAGCCGCCAGCGCCCCAGCTACCCCAACAAGCATTTCTTGATGCAGTAACATGTCCTGGGCCACCGCCTCCTGGAAATACCGAGTGTGCTGAACAGCAAGCTAAGTTGCCTGTACATGCATCTTTACCGCTTACACCGTGTACTGACGAAAATGGTCCAGTTGGCGTACCAGCAACACTAAACATGTGTGAACAGCAACTAACACCTTTATACATTGACCCAGAAGTTCCTCTAAATTCAATGTCGCCGCCAAATGTTGCACTGTTACAATAACAGTTAATCCAGCCTGCGTTGTATTGACCTTTGTTACATTGTGTATTACCTAAATAACAGTTATAACAACCGCTCACTGTGTCAAAGTTTGTTGAACCTCCCATGCCGCCTTGAGCACAGAAGTTACTTAATCCTGAACCCTGAACAAAGGACTTACAGCCATGTCTACAGTTAACACCGCAACGGCAACAACAACTACAACTTGACGTTCCGCCTGCACACATTCTGTAACCGCAGCCAGCAGCAAAGTTTCCTGCTGCTTTTCTTAAATGTTTTGAAGTATAGTTTCCGCCGTTTCCGCCGACTCCAAAATCGTAGTCGCCTCCTGACGCTCCGCCTGGGCCACCGCCTGACAAAATTTCAAATTTAATTGAAGTTACCCCTGCTGGCACCGTCCAATAACAACAGCGTCCGCCGTTTGTAACATTCCAATGACTTCCGTTATATACGTAAAATTCATGGTAATCAGTTAATGTTTCTTGTACAGTATTGTCAGGAAACTTAATGCCGACGTTATTAATTTCAGTTGCCATTTTTAATTATCTCCTTTAAGACTATTTATTTCTTGTTTTAACTCTTTAATTGCTTCAATTAGCAACGGTACAAGTCTTTCGTATTGTACTGTTTTATAATCTAAACCTTCTTCGTCTGACTTATTATTTATTGGAGCATCTTGTACTACTTCAGGCATAACAGCCATAACTTCTTGTGCGCTAACACCTACTTGTCTATGATCACCTTCAAATCCTAGCTCTTTAGCTCTATCATTACCTGTGTAATAGTAACCATTTAGTGCTGTTACTTTATCTAATGCATTATCAATATTACCTTCAAAATTCTTTAAACGTTCATCTGAGTAATATGCAATAACTTGGTTAGTTGCTCTTAATTGTCCAGTTACTTCAGCACCACTAGAAAATGTATTAAATTTCTCAGCGCCGTTATAATATAGTCTACATTCACTGTTAAAGATGTATTGTAACGCCCATTCGTTGTTTGCATCATCATACAAGCCCATTGAGTTTGCATTATCATGCATAAACACAGCGCGGCCGCCAATGTTATAACCTTCCCAACCACCGTGTGCGCCACCGTCAATTTGAATTGAACCGTAGTTACCACTTACTGGTTGGAAGTATCCGTTACCTGTATCACCTAATCTAGTGCCTGTTCCGTTAATTGTTACTTCTTGTACGCCTCCCACAATAATAGATATTTCATTGCCTTCAAAGTCAAGATATGTGTCAGTATCGCCTGCGTGTCTAATATAACGTGCAACATCTAAGTTGCCAGTTGCTTCAAGGTTTGTAAATTTACCTGTTGAAGCAGTTGTAGCACCAATTGTCATGTTGTTAATAGATCCACCGCCTGCTGGTGATAATGTAACTGTACCTGATCCTGTTGGTGAAAGTGTTACGTTAGCCCCTGGGCTTAGTGTAACTGTTGAGTTAGCATCTAGTGTTGTAAACTGACCTGAACTACGTGAAACGTTACCAATTGCACCTTGGAAACCGCCTCCTGAGTAAACTCGTTTAGCAATACTTGCACCACCTTCGCAGCGTAGTACTCCAGTGTCGCCTGAGTTATCAGTTGCTTCAGTTGTAGCTGTAAAATCTACAGTTGAGTTAGCATAAAGTGTAGTAAATGCTCCTGAAGATCTAGTTGTAGATCCAACTGGAGTATTTTGCAAACTTCCTGCATATAATGCGCCGTTGATACCAACACCGCCGTCAACTTGTAATGCACCACTGTTTACACCAGTAGCTGCTGTAGTATTTGTTATAGTAGTAACACCGTTTGCTGTAAGAGTAGTGAACGCTGCTGAACTTCTACTATCTCCGCCAATTGGCGTTCCTTCTAATCCGCCTGCCCATATATCTCCGCTTACACCTACTCCTCCTGTAACAATAACGCTACCTGAAGTAGTGCTTGTAGAAGCAGCGTTTGCTGTAAACTGAGCAGTACCTGTACCAGTTAATGAAGTAACTCTAGCAGTTGCTGGTGTTGTTTGACCAATTGCAACATTGTCTAAATTACCTAAAACATCTGAACTAATTGTTAGTGTTCCGCCTGCGCCAATTGTTGTATCGCCGCCTGGGTCAATAGTAACTGCTGATGCAGCACCTGTTGGTGACATATTAATAGTTTGATTATTTGCTGTAAAGTCTAAGTTACCTGGAAATTCAGTTGGTTTTCCAGCTTCACCTAATGATATTGATCCTGATGCTGATGCTAAGATTAAGTTACCAGTTGGACGGATAGTTGCAGTTGCCCCAGGCTGAATTGATACTGAACTTTGTGGGCTAATGTCAACTAAACCAGTACCTGTTGGTTTAATTTCTACATTTTCATCTAGTGGATTTAATTCTACTTTGCCATTTGCATCGAGCAAATCTCTAAATTCAACTGGATCTTCAAACACTGCCGGACCTGATAACGCACTTGTTAGAACGTAGTTAGTACCATCCGAAGTCATAGTAAATGTTGAATTTTTTGGAATATCAATACTTGTTCCGTTTGGTACTGGAACACCGTTACCAAGTATTAATCCTGCTGCTGTTGCAAGTGTACAGTGTCCGTCTGTTGCATTGTAAAATGTTTGTTTGCTTCCTGGGAAAAAGACTGGACTTACCATCGTAACAGTATACCCAGTTGTACCAGTTAGAGAAATAATTCCTCCGGTAAATGCGTAAGTAAATGTCTGTTCACCTGTAACTTCTAACGTTTGCGGTGCTGTATTATAACGTGCCATATCTCTTCTTTCCCTTAATTCTTATGTAGTTGATGTTTCAATACCGTAAACAGTACAACCAACGTTAGCTGCGCTTGTGTATACTACTATATTTAGCCCGCCTTGCATCACTAATCCAGTACGTTCAAAAACACCATTAGGAATAAGAACTGTATCATATTCTATCCATTCAGAGTCTGCAGGAGTAGCAGTTGTTGCCATCGCTACACGTAAATTAATAGAAGTTGGATTTCTATTTGTTAATGATATGTTTGCCACAGCGTAGGTTCCTACTGGAACTGTATACGCAGTAGTATTTGTTGTTGCAGGTATATCTACGTTACCTAGTCTTCCTGTTGCCATTTTGTTTTATCTCCATTTATCTCGCTAAGAAGAATCCTAATGCAACTGGTGCACCGTCAATTCCGCCTGTAAAGTTCATCTTTGCTGTTATATTTAGTTGACCTCCGCTAGTTGTAGTAATTTCATCGTTTGCAATGAATACTGTACCAGCTGTCAATGTGTTAACGTTCAAGCTACTCTGACCACCACCAATCTGTGCTGTGATATAGCTCTTAATTGCACGTTGCGTTGGAACAACACTATCACTGTTTGCAGTAAAGAACGGGTCTGTACTAAATTGTGTAATAATTGCTGAGCCAATGCCAAGTCCAATACCATTAAGCTGCAATGATTGTAGTCCTGCTAAGTTAAATGCATCAGCATCCAATGTCGCAGTACCTGTGGACTGTTGTACACCAAACAAGCCGCCGACGTTAAAGTTACCGTCTTGGTCTGTACTTGTAAAGAATACTCGTCCGCCGTTGCTTGCTAACTGTTGTCTTTCTTGTAGTGCAGTAGTAATATCTACATATGGATAATTAGTGTCTGCTTGGTTACCAGTACCAATGTACAAGAAGTCATGTCCTGTTAGACGTACTTGTGAGTATTTGTTAGTTGTAGTAATTCTTGTACCGTCTAGTGGTGCAACTAGTGTTGTTAGTCCCGGACTTAACTGGAATGTTGCACTGTAATCACCGCTGTCGCCTAGTACGTTACTAATAGCAACTAACTTATAGAATGTTCCAACACGATCTGCAAATTCAACGTTTGAACCTGGTTCTGGTAAATCAAACAAGTTCTTAACAGCAATAAATGTACTTGCTTGGAATAAGTCTGCTGAACCATCACCACTAAGTTCAGTAGTAGCTGTTTGATAGCCTGTACCTCTATTAGTAAATGTTGGGTTAGCTAATACACCGTCGCCTTGTCTTGCATCTATTGGAGCAGCTTGTGTTGAATTAGGATCTGTAATAGTTACTATTGGACCTGTTCTAAATTCTGCACCTGTAAATGTTGCTGTTTCAACAACTACTGGAGTACCACTATTAGCAATTAAACTAACTGTAATTTCAGTGCCTGATGGAATTGTATTAATGTAGTACAATGATTCATCTGTTAGTCCTGATTCTGTAACACCAGTAAATTTAATTTGTTGTCCAACAATCATATTATCTGTTGTATTAACAGTAATTGTATTTGAAGCAGTTGTACTTGCTACAGTTCCTTTTGGATAGTTTGATCCTGGCTCAATTATTCTTATTTGATTAATTGCGCCGTCTGCTTCGGTCAATCTACTTCTTGCTTTAGCACCAGTATTAATTGAAGCAGAGTCTGTTGCTACATCATCTGTTAATGCGATCCAATATGGCTTTTTATTAACACTACCAAATGCTAGTGCATGCCAGTCGCCTAGTGTAATAGCATGTTTAGTCCATGTTAATCCATCCTGTGATGTTGCATAAACATCTGAATCTTCTGCTACTGCTACAAACAATCCTTGTCCGTATCTAACTGTAGACCAAGTTTCAACACTTGGTAATCCGCTTACAGATTCAATCCAGGTAACACCTTTATCGTAACTAATTGCTACATCACGGCCGCTTGATGCAACTGCAACAAATCGTCCATTACCATAAGCAATACTTGTCCAAACTGCTGTAGCTGGTAGGTTACCTCCTGCTGTCCAAAGAATACCATTTGAACTTACAAGTGTTTCGTTGCCGCCGCCATTGATTGCAACATAATAACCTGCACCGTATGCAACACCAGTGAGTGTTCCTGCACCAAGTCCCGGAGTTGTTCTTGATACCCAAGATGAGCCATCAGTAGATGTAGCTGCGCTACCTGCGCCTCCTGATCCGCCAACTGCTACATAAGTACCGTTACCGTATATAACTGATGTAAAGTTAGAATTTGGAAGAGCAGTGCCTGCTGTCCAGTTATCTTGATCACCATCACTTAACAATAGTGAAGCATTATCAGTAGAACCATTAGCAACTGCAACAAATTTAGCATTTGGATCTGTAATAGTTACTACTGGATCACTAGTGTAACCTGCACCAACTAATGGATTATCGTCTCCATCAAGATCAAACGCAAGTGAAACTACACCGTTATTATCTGTTGTTGCAAGAACTGTTGCTTGTGTACTTGCACCGCCACCGCTAAGTGTAACTGTTGGTGTTGTTAAGTAACCATTACCGTATGAATCTACAATTAGTTGTGTTACTTTATCAGTTTCAACTGTTACAGTAGGTGCACTTGCATATCCAGCACCTGTAGTTGTTACAATAACCTCTTGTATTGAACCATTTAGTACTGTACATATTGCAGTTGCTCCATTTCCGCCGCCGCCGCTAATTGAAATAGTTGGAGGGCTAGTGTAACCTTGACCACCATTAATAACATTAATACGTGCAATCTGCGTAGGACCTGGTAAACCAATACTGTTTAGTTCACCTAGTTCTGCTTCAAGAACTGCATCACGGCCTCCTAAGCCCCCAACAATAGCTCTTGCAGTTGCTCCACTGCCGCCACCAAATGTAGCTTCTGACCAATTAGCACTTGCTGGTAATGCGCCACCTTGTGACCAAGTTACACCGTCTCTTGAGTAAATTGAATCAGTTCCGCCATTCTGTAATGCAACAAATTTACCGTCTGCAAACTGTGCTGCTCGGAATGCTGTTGCCGGACTTCCAGTTGCGTCAACATCAGTTGTTGTACCTGGAGCACTATATGTAATACTAGGTTCAACGGTATATCCTGTTGTTAAATCAAGTGCAGGTTCAATTGGTGTTCCTGCAATAACATGATCCCATCCAGCTGCATAAAGGATTACATCTTTAGTTTCGTTTGTTAGTGTTTCGTCTGCGCCGCCTTCTGATGTACTTACAGTAAATGTTGTTGTACTAGGTATAGCAGTTACGTAGTAAACTGTTGTGCCTGATAATCCGCCAATATCATCGCTTAAATATATTGGCATATTAACATATAATGGATATGTATCTGCAACAGTTAATACATTACCTGTTGCACTAGTTGCAGTAACAGTTAAGTTTTCAAAACTATCTTTATAAACTTTTGCAATTTTAGTACCGTTACTAAACGATAGTATCTTTGCATATTGACCTACACCAGTACCTGCTGTTATTTGAATATGCATTCCATTATAAGCATTTGCCAATGCAGTATCAGTTGCAGCAAGTTGAGCTGTAATTAAATCACCACCCTGTGCAACGTTTTTAGCAGTCACGTATTCTTCGCCGCCTACACCGTTACCGTCGTCCAAGTCAATTAAACGAGTTTCAAATATACCAGCATCTCTAAATTCATCTGCAACTACTGTTGCATTAAACCCGTCGCCGCTTATTGCATACTGTGCATTAGTATAATTAACACCTGCATTATCAAATTCGATGTTAAGTACTTGTTCACCGGTTGTTAAAACATCACCTGCAAATGCATCGTTTGAAAGGTTATCTACATTACAGTATAGTGGAACTTCTCCAACATCAGTACCTTCTGCAATAACACCATATGTACCATATGAACTGTTACCGTTTGTAGCACGTATTCTTGCACCGTAATCTGCAATATAACCTGCATAGTTGTAGTATGCAAACACAGAAACAAGTTCTGTTAGTGAGTTGTTACCGCTACACCATACACCAATACCATCCGATAGTACTTGTGTAAAGTCGTTGGATACCATTGAACGGTTACCACCTGAGTGTAGTCCGCCATCAATCTTATTACCAACACAACCAACGCCAAATGTAGTTACGTTTTGTATATATGGCGATTTGTTAGTGATCCATGCTTCAGTATCATTTGGTCCAAAACCTGGGTCAAGTGCAACATAAGCACCTGCTGTTGGTCGTCTAGTACCAAAATCGTTTTCCTCGGTTAAGTTACCACGTAAGCCATTAAGTGTTTGGTTACGAACACCAGTTGAGTTACGTACACGATACATATCTGAACGCTCTGAA